TGATATCTAACATCCTGGTTACCTCTCTTTCTTTCATTTTACGCCCGGCTTTTCCAAGACCATCGGATGCACCGCCAGCCCCACCGCCAAGATCGCCAACTGCGTCAGCGGAATCATCAAGTGAGCCTAAGAGGTCATCTGCAACACCTTTAGCCGCCGCAATCGGTTTGCCAAACAGTGTCCACATGAATGTGCGGAATGCAGTAGCCGCTTGGATAAGTCTTTTGATAAGAGCGTTCAGCCATGCGATAACAGGAGCAATTGCAGAAACAAGTCCTTGACCAATTGTGGTGGACAGAACCTGGAAGTTCATCGTCAGAAGCCTAGTTTGGTTTGCTAACGACATCTGAGTTCTTTGGAAGTCACCCTCTGCGTACTGCGTGGCACTCAGGATGTACTGATAACGGAGAGCCATCTGCGAGGCTTGATCCATTTCTTTCCAAGACGTTTGGATACCTTGACTCATGGCAAAGGCTTCCATGTTGGCAACGGACATGTTTACGCCCAATGCCCTAAGAGGTCTTACCATGCCGACAAGTCCGGCTTGCATCTTGGTCATTGCCTCATCGACAGAAATGTCATAGAACGAAGCGATATCTCCGGCTCTCTCGATAAGGTCTGTGGTCATCTGAGTAGCAGAATTCCTCATGCTCTCGCTGACATCAAATCCCGATGAGTTGAAGATTGACTGCAAACGTCCGGCATATTTGAGTGCGGCGATTTCGGAAACACCGAATGCATCCATCGTGGTCTTAGACCAGTTATAGATGTGACCAGCCACACTGTCGTAGCCTTTCTTCAGACTACCAAATGCAGTGTCGATGACGTTCTGTATCTCGACAATGGACGAGCCAAGTTCAGTTGCTTCTTTCAGCCATCCGAAGACTCCCCTTATGCTGACAAACGGCAGTATTGTTCTCAGCAGATTGCCAAAGGACAACGACATTCTGTCAACATTCTGAGCGTGGTGAGGAATAAGCCCAAGTTTGCCCATGAAACTGCCAAGGGCAGAAGCACCCTGTCCACCAAGTTTCAGTGACCAAGAGAAAAGTGTCTTTGCGGCACTAGCCGCTCCCTCAAGTCCGGCTTTTAGTCCAGTGCCAACGATGTTATTGCCGATAGTGGCTCTTCCACCGCCACCACTACTCTTGAGTTGCTTGAGCGATGTGGTGAGGTCTTTTATATCGCTGACTGCATCAGTACCGCCATTAACAGAGACACCGATGTCAAGGTTCTTGTCAGCAATGTTGGAAAGGTCAATCTTAGACAGGCTCCTCAGTCTGCTTGTGACTGCCTTTAATTTGTCTGTATCTGTATTGGTGAGGCTTTTAAGTCCAGTAGCAAAGTTGTTGATGCCACTCGCTTCTTGGCTAAGTAAGTCAGCCTTTTCAGCCGCTCTTTCAAGGGCATCCGCTAATCTGCCAAGTTGGTCTATGGCACTTTGGGCATCGGAACTTATGCCTAACTGAAGTTCATCAATTTTCTCTGCCATGTGTCTACCTCAAATAAAAAAAATAGGCAAGGTTTTGATTATTTCCCTTGCCCATTCTTGCTTCTGAAATTTTCGTTATAAACAACAGTCCATGCACAGAATTTGTTGAAGTCATCTTCGGGAGTACTTTCCCTTTGGCGTTTGTCCGTCCGCATTATTGGTTCAGATAAGTACTTTGCCCTTGACTTCTTTCCGTTCAGAGCGTTGCTCACTGCGACACCCACGGCATTTGTAACATACATACCCATAAGCCACATATGGTAATCAAGTTGCTCTTCTCGCATCTCTCCCATTTTGCGGTATGGTTCAAGTTCGTATGGAGTTGATTCCCAAAACTTCTCCTCGTCTACTCCTAATAACAGGAATGACGGAAGTGTTACGTTTCGGACTTGCTCTCCGTAGGATTCATAGCGATCACTCTCGCTGACTCGTTCTCCATCTCCGTCTTCGCCGTCTGAGCCGTCTGCTCCATCTGAGACATCTCCTGACCCATCTTGGCGATGGTTGATAAAAAACCATTCTTCTCCAGTTCGTCCTGAAGATCCTTGAGGAGCGTAGCCGCATCCTGTTCGTGTTCCTCAGTAGACTCGTCCTCGTAGTCATCGAGCAAGTCGAGAATCTCATCGATGCGCTTCAGCCTCTCCTTCTCGTCCTTGTACCCAAATTCCTTGGCATGGTATTTCTGCAAACCAACAAGCAGAAGTTCTGCCGTGGTCTTAACAAGGTTGTTGATAAGTCCTTTTGCAGTACCATCCTCGGAATTGCCGATTTTCATGACTCTGTCAAGGATGTCATTCTCACAAACTGTTCTATAGCCGTAACGAACTTTGTATTCGTTGCCGTGAATTTTGAAAATATACATAGTCACCCTCCAACTTGACTATTGATAATGCTTATCAGGTTGTTGTGGTAAGCGCAGCAATCGTAACTTCAGTAGAAGGATAGCAAACAAGCACCATCTCGATGAGGCCGTTAACCTCGCCTTCCGATACGTATACGTCATACTGTCCTTCCCATGTAGCCTTTGCTCCGGCAGACGCAAAATCGAGTTCAAAGAAGCCGTCTTTCAGTGCGTTTGTTTTCAGAGAAGAGTACGCTGCCAGCGTGAAATTGCAAGTAAACTGCATGCTCTCCACGCTCTGAACGCCAGGCACGAACGTCTGTGCGGAATCCGTGAGGTCTGTAGACTCAATCTGCTCTCTCTCTCCGTTAAGCTGAGGAAAAGTCTTGATCTTGCAAAGTTCTGTAAGAGAACCAGCAGTAGTACCAAATTTAAGAGTAGTACCGATAGTATTATGAGCTTTAGCAGCCATGTTAATACCCCCTAGTTTTTTAAGGTTAGTGACATCCACTGTTCGGATGCCAGTTAGTTATCATGTAAATCTAAAATGTCTCCAGTATAGCGGAGAGCATATCTAGCAATATAACGGTGGACGTTGTTGTTTTTGAATCTCTGATTGAAGCCTGTCGAGTAGAAGCCCATATTGAAAAGCGCTCTCTTGGTTTCATCCTCGTAGTGCATCGCTACGGACTCTTTCTTCGCAAAGCATTCAATTTGCAGATTTAACAGAATTCCGTTCTCGTTATTGGACAAGTCTCTAGCCTGAGTCCAGGTATAGTTCGTCATCGGCTTAAACGCTATCCACGGAAGAATAGCACCGACATCTGACTTGCCGAAGGAAATTGCATCACTAGCAATCACGCCACCAGCGACCAGTTCATCGCAGAACCGCTCGTAAATTTGTTCAATCGGGTTTTCAAGAATCTCAGCCATAATTAACTCCTAAACACGGACTTGGCAACCTCACTACAACATTCTCGGACTTTCTGACTTGCATGGAATAAAGGCATTGCCGCCTCAGTACCATACGAGGTTACGAAGACACCATTCTCGTCCTCATATCCCCAAAAGTCGTTTTGTCCTTGGCTATATCCGTTGCCACTGTCGCTATAAGAGCCAATCGTATATCCTAACTCAACACCATAATCATTGGGCGATGTACCCACTGGCGTGTTGTAATGGATACCAGCACCAAACTCAACGAAAGCAACGTCCTTGCCTTTGAGTCTGACTGCCGCATACATTTGACCCTCGGTCTTACCCATTCTTACATGAGGATTTGTTGTAGGGATTGTTGGCGGTGTGGAATCACCTCTGAATGTAAGATGATTACTAGCCTCTTCAATACCTTTTTTGGTCAACGCTCTCACAACTTCCTTGTTCTTGAGAGCAACTTGAAGTTGGTACTTCTCGACTTGTTTAGCCGCATCCCTTAATGATTTTGCTGACAAACCATTGATTGTAATCTTAGGCATTGCCATCACCTACCTCATCGCCGTTCTTCTTGATGAGATATCTAGCCACATTTCCCATCTTGGTATCGACCTTACGCTTCAGCGTATAGTCGGGAGATACGGTAGGCTCACCGTCTTCGGTCATCTTGAGTGTTCCGTCTTCGTTCAACTCAGGAATGACATCTACCCAACACTGTGTACCCTCGATAGGGTTAAATGTGCGGTCAAAAGATGTGATATATCTGTCATAGTCCGGCACAATACCAGCCGCATAATCTTCGGGCGTAGAGCCTGTCGGAGAAACGGAAAATTTGTGCATCTCAGGCTTGGAGTAAACCGATGTTTCATCGATTCCCGTGTAAGCCATCGATTTGACCGAAAACCATATCTCTTGAGTCTGTCTCAGTAAACACCTCATGTGTCTTACCCCCAAAAATATTAGTGTCCAGCCCAACCCCGATAGGACACTCCCTACAACTGTCGTGGAGGGGCAACAGTCATGCTAACCGTCTTTAAATAGTTACAAACGGCACGACTCGGTGATTGGTATATATGTTGCCCTTATTCTGCCACATACGGTACAGTCCACTTTCAATATGCATTGACTGGAATTCTGCCCCTTGCTGGATGCACTCATATAACGCCAAGTCTGCGATGCAACTTTTGTGTCTTGTCATGTCGGCAAGGATCTCATCATCACCCCATGTATCGGGATAATTGCGGTATTCCTTAAACGCCAACATTGCCCTATCGGAAAAGACATCAATCACTTCAAAACTCTGCGAATCTGCAAGATACCTTGTGAGTATCGTGGTAATCTCAGTTCTTAACTCATCCATGATCGTGTCCTCTTAGTTTATTTCTTGGTTGGTCTGCCTCTTTTGACGGTTGTAGGTTTCTCGTCCTTGACGCTCTCACTCTTGTTCTCAACAGGCTTCTTCTCTTCCTTCTCAGGTCTTCCAAAGCACTCGGTTGTGGTGAGCGTGTCAGGTTCAGGTCTGTGTCTTAAAAGCATTCCCATTATGTAAAATTTCCTCTATTTGATTTGGTGATTACAGTCTTTATCTCATGTCCAAGTGCAATTGTGGGATCGCAGTAAATCTTGTGACCGCACATCCTTGCTCTCCAACAAAAGCTTAAATCCTCGCCAACCGTATTGATTGGTGAAAACATATATCCATGCTGGCATAGGACATTCCACAAGACATTTCGTTTCATAAGGACGCACCCGAATCCGCATCCGGCAACCTCAAAAATCTCTTCGGGGATTTCGTCAAATTCCTCTGACGTTTCACCCATCTTGGAAATATTGAGGGTCTTAAACAGTGTCGGTGTAAACGGCGGTCTGCGTCTGTAATACATTCCGGCTAACATCTCGTAGTTATTGTCTTCAAGTTCTTTGACCATAATATCGAGAGTGTCCGGCATAAACGTCATATCTGAATCCAACCACAAAACATAGTCGGCGGTTGAATTTATCGCCCTCTCAGCAAGTTTGTTTCGACTGTCGTAAACTAGACTGCCTATGTGGAACCCCACCTCAACGTCAAAGTCACGCTTGTAATTAACAAGATTGACTAAACACTGAGCAAATCTCGCTGAGAGAGTGTCCATACTTGGAATGGCGATAAAAACTTTCATTAGCACCTCTTATCAGGTTGTAGCACCCTGTCCGGGCATCTTGATGAGCTTGGACTTGTCAAGCACGTAAACTGCCGCATGACGATCCGCAGTAATTACTGTGGACTTATTGATGATGTCTCTGTCAGTCTCTACAAGGATGTCTCTCTTGTTGTAGATAGCCAGCGCACCGGGCTTAACGATGTAAGAAGCGTTTGCGGCGATCAGTTTGTTGGAAACGACAACCTGGCAACCGTGAATCATACCAACCGTGCCACGGATGATGAGATTAGCGGCAACCTCAGTTCCGGGAATCCAACCGTTAGCCTTACGGATTGTCTCGTAACCAGCAGGGCTTACAAGGATAACCTTATCACCGTCAATATCTTCGCCAAACAGTGTCAGCGCAGATGCGATTCCGTCAGCAGTAAGAGCGGCGGCTGCGGTTGTCATAGAGGCATCAGCGGAAGTACCCATAGCCGCAAGCATAGCATTGTCATATGCCTGTCCGATGGACTGTGCAATCTGATCGACTGCCTCACCGATAGGGTCACCATAGGCACTCAGCACGGCTTCATCAGTAATCTGTACGCCCTTTGCATACTTGCTCACGGTAACGCTGACTGTTCTTTCAGTGAGCTGGGAAATCGGAATATCCTGGCCTTCGCTGACGGCGGTTGCGGCGCCGATGGAGTTATAAAAAGGCAGAGTCACAGTCGATCCTAAGCGGCCTGACCAAACAGAGCGGATTCATCGACCGCAATCTCAAAAAGACTGCCGCCGATTA